TGCCAAGAGCATGACCGTTAGTATTGACTACATCACCTATCGCATCTGCGTAGATCCTAATATCCGTATCAAGATCGTCTCCAAGACCTTGACAATGGCAAAAGACTTTCTTTACGCGGTCAAGCAGAGGCTTACACAGCCCGCTTACGCTGAACTTCAACGGCGCTATGCTCCAGCAGATGGTTACAAAGAATCATCTGATAAATGGACCCAAGACGCTATCTACCTAGAGCGCGACTCTGGTGAAAAAGATCCAACCCTACAGGCACTGGGTATTGGTGGACAGATCTATGGTGCTCGTGCTGACCTGATTGTTTTGGATGACTGCGTGACCTTGGCTAACGCCAATGAGTACGAGAAGCAGATCCGATGGATCCAACAGGAAGTTCTGACCCGTGTCGGTCCAACAGGTAAGATTTTGGTTGTAGGTACTCGTGTAGATCCTATTGACCTATATCGTGAGATGCGTAACCCTGATCGTTACCCAGATGGTACTTCTCCTTGGACGTATCTGGCTATGCCAGCAGTATTAGAATTTGCCGATGACCCAAAGGATTGGGTTACCTTATGGCCACGTTCAGACAAGCCTTGGCTTGGAGATGATGCTAGTTTAGGTGATGACGGTTTATATCCCCGCTGGGATGGGACTAACCTACGTAAGCGTCGCGGTGTACTAGACCCAAAGACTTGGGCTATGGTTTACCAGCAGCAAGATGTTGACAGTGAAGCTGTCTTCGCTCCTGAAGCAGTACGTGGATCAGTATCGGGTATGAGAGCCATTGGCCCTCTTAATCCTGGCGTTCCTGGTCACCCAGCAGCAATGAGTAGTTCTTACACCATCTGCTCAATGGACCCAGCCATGTCTGGTGATACATTCTCCATTGCCTATGCAGGCGATAAGAATACACAGAAGCGTTATGTGTTAGAAGCAAGTCGTATGCCTGCTCCTACACCACAGCGTATTCGTGAATTAATCTTTGAATGGACAGAAAAGTACAAGCCATCTGTTTGGGTTATTGAGAAGAACGCCTTTCAGTTGTTCCTTACACAAGATGAAGAGATTAACCGTTTCCTAGCATCCCGCGGTATTCGCCTTGTTCAACATTACACAGGCGCAAACAAGATGGATGCAGAGTTTGGTGTAGCCTCAATGGCTCCCCTCTTTGGAATGATTGACAAACTTGGTAACCATATCAAGGGAAGCAACCTTATAGATTTGCCACGGTCCGACAATGAAGGCATAAAATCGTTGATCGAACAGCTCATTACTTGGTCCGCTGGCACTAAAAATAAACAAGATGGATGTATGGCACTCTGGTTTGCAGAAACTCAGATGCGTGATTATATCAATCAAGCTGGAGCATATGGTGGCTCCTTCATTAAAAACCCATTCCAGACTCGTGACCAACAGGCACGTCGTAGGGTTATTAACATAGAAGACTATCAGCGCGAAAAAGAGAAGTTAGCATCTAACGGGGGTTACTTATAATGGCACTAACTGTAGATCAAATCGGAGATAAACTCCGTAAACTACGTGCACATTACTTTACACGTGATTCACGTTATGATGATCTATTGGCGATCCGTCAAGGCAAGATTGACCAAGTCTTTCCTGGGATGTTCTCAGAAGACTATCCAAAGCCAATGATCGCAAACTTCATTGACGTTGCTGCTCGCGACGTTGCTGAAGTTATTGCCCCACTTCCTGCTTTCAATTGCATGACAACCAACACCACTTCAGATCGTGCTCGTTCTCGTTCAGATAAGCGCACCATGATCGCCGCTGGCTACCGCGATACTTGTAACCTTCAGACCATGATGTACACAGGTGCAGATCGCTACCTTACCTTTGGATGGCTACCGTTCCTCATTGAAGCAGACTATGAGAACAATCGCCCAATGATTCGCATTGATTCTCCCATTGGTGCCTACCCAGAGTTTGATCGCTTTGGTAGACTTGTTTCATATTCAAAGCGTTATGTTAAGACAGTACGCGAACTTATCAATGATTTTCCTGAGCACGAGACTGTTATTCGTGGTCAGTATGAAAACCGTAACTCAGAGCGCATCCTTGAGATGTATCGCTACCAAGACAAAGAGCAACTTATTCTTTTCTTGCCAGAGCGCAACAACTTTGTTCTTTCACAAGTTGAAAATGAACTAGGTGAAATTCCTGTAGCAATTGCTTTACGTCCAGGTGTTGACTCAGATGAGCATCAACGTGGACAGTTTGATGATATTATGTGGGTACAGGTTGCTCGCTCACGTTTTGCCTCTCTTACTCTTGAAGCAGCACAGAAAGCAGTACAAGCACCGTTTGCTTTGCCTTCAGATGTTAACGTCCTTGAAATTGGACCAGATGCAACCATTCGTTCTGCTAACCCACAACAGATCCGTCGCGTAGATCTAAACCTTCCACCAGGAATTTTTCAAGAGAATGAAATTCTTGACCAAGAAATGCGCACTGGATCACGTTACCCAGAAGGTCGTCTAGGACAGCAATCAGGTTCTATCGTTACAGGCCGTGGTGTAGAAGCGCTTATGGGCGGCTTTGATACACAAGTCAAAACAGCACAAGGTGTATTTGCTGAGACATTTAAAGAAGTTATCCGTCTATGCTTTAAGATGGATGAAAAACTATTTGGTGATATTAAGAAAGAAGTACGCGGCATTAATGCTGGTGCTCCTTATGTTGTTAACTACACACCAAGTATTGACATTGATGGAGATTATTCCTGTGATGTAACTTATGGCATGATGGCTGGACTTGATCCAAACCGTGCTTTGGTATTTGGACTACAGGCTCGTGGAGATAAGTTAATCTCACGCGACTTTTTACGTCGTCAAATGCCTTGGGAAATGAACGTTACCCAAGAAGAAGAGCGTGTTGAAGTTGAAGAACTACGCGATAGTTTAATGCAAGCAGTTGCATCTTATGCTAACGCATTGCCACAAATTGCTATGCAAGGTGGCGATCCATCTAAGGTTATTAATGCAATTGCAGCAGTTATTGTTGGTCGTCAAAAAGGCGATCCAATTGAAGAAGTTGTCGCATCAGCATTTGCTCCTGAACCAGCACCACAGCAACCGCAAGGTATGCCAGGTATGCCACAACCAGGAGAACAACCACAAGCACCTGGAGCACAGCCAGGGCAACCACCAATGGGTATGCCTGCCCCACAACAAGGTCAAGGTGGCTCTGCTTTACAGCAACTACTAGCAGGTATTTCATCTTCTGGAGCGCCGCAGCTTGCTGCGTCAGTTTCCAGACGCTCACCCGCCTAACGTTACGAGTGAGAAAACCAATTCCCTATAGGAGATAAAAATGGCAAAAGTAGCACCAGCCTTTAAGTCTAGCCTGCAATCAGCACCTGTTAAGGTTGCTATGCAAGGTGGATATGGCTCATCAGAAGCAACAACACAGAAGACAAGTATCCAAGATGCACCATCAGTTAAGTCAACTGGTACATCAGATATTAAGTTTACAGTACAGCCTTCTGGCACCCGCGGATCAAACCCAGGCGCTAAGTAATTAAATGAACGAAGAGGGTGACAGCTACGATGGAGTACTCTCCATGTGGGATGTTGTTGCCCTCTTTGCTCATCTTGTAAAAAATCTATTTGCAAGTTTTGAAGAATTTTTTGATGTATTGAGCAATATGGCTCTACATAAAGCAAACGTCGTAGAAGATCAAAAACTATTTCACGATGATGTTGTCCGAACTATTGAAACTATTACAGAGGGTGAGTGATCATGGCAGGCAAAGGCGGCTATCAAGCACCAGCTAATCCAGCTCCAGTATCAGGCCCAGGTTCTTTAAGCCGACGCACCGATGGTGGTCCAGGATCAAAGCAAGCGCAACGTTATGTTGCTGGCATGCCTAATTACGGCGATGGTCAAGATATGATGCAAATTCAAGGTGGTGCGCCAATGGCTGCAACTCCATCTCCAACTCCTGTATCTGCTGCACAAATGGCTCAGAACGCGCAACAGCAACAAGCGCAAGGACAACCACAAGCTCCTGTTACACCACTTACTGCTCCAACAGCACGTCCTAATGAGCCAGTTTCTGCTGGCGCAAATGCAGGACCAGGACCAGGAATGGCTGCACTTGGTATTACACCAGGACAAATGAATAATGCTGGACAATCAACAAAGCAAATTGTTCAAGCACTAGCATCTCATCCAGACGCATCACCAGAATTGCAAAAACTGGCACAATCATTGGGGCAATAATTCATGGCCCTTACTCCATCAACTCCAGTAAGCGGAGCTTCTAACACAAATTTTGCAAACAAAGCAGTTGCTGATCATCCAGCCGCAGCGCAATTAGCGCCACAAGAAATGAGTGCCGCTATTGCTTCTGGCAATCAAGCGTCAGTAGATGGCGTAGCAGCGACTACAACTTTTCAACCTGTAGCACAAGCAGTTTCAGATCACCAACAAATGTACAATTCAAAGTCTTGGTGGCAAAGTATTATTGGCGATGTTACACATGTAGCAAGCGCAGCAGTGCAAGGCATTAGCAAAGTCCCAGTTTTGGGCAACCTACTTACATGGGCAAATAAGCCTTTGCAAGAACTTCAAAAAGACTACAAGTTTGTTCATGCTCTTTATGCTAATGGAGATATTGCTAGCGGACTACTTGCAACCCTTGGTGTTGCAGCAGGCGGTTTAGTTGGATCACTTGCTGGCCCAGAAGGTACTGTTATTGGTACTGATCTTGCAGCAGCAGCTACTCGCAACCTTATGGGAAGACTTATCCCAAATGCACAAAACGCATATAACAAGTCCAATGATCCAAATTATCAAGTTTCTTTTGGCCGTGATTTTTCAAATGGTCTTTCAAATGTACCTGGCTTTGGTTTTCTTAAAGATACTAATCATGGCGTAGGTCAGTTTGTATCTGGTGTAGCAGATGTTGCATTTGATATTAATTTAGATCCACTTGCTAAAGCAGGTAAAATTTCTGGCAGTCTTAAAACTGGCAAATATGTTGACTATGCCACAGATGCAGATGGCAAACCTTTGCTTAACGCAGAAAACAAGCCAATTCAGATTAGCACACTTAAATTTGCTACGGCTGGCGGTGCCGTAGATCGTTTTATTCAGCAAGCATCTGGCAAGGCTTACGATAGTTCTGCAATTCAAGCAGCCTATGATGCTCCTGGAATGATTAACAATGGCTTTAAGCGAGCAGTAGATGATATTGCTTCAAAGTCAAATCCAATTGATATTCAAAAATCTTATCCAGCAAGTGGTTTTACCAACAATATTGCCAAGCAATTAGCAGATGCAAATACTGGTCAAGAAGTTGTCAACGTTCTTGGTAAATCATTATATGCAATGGAAACTACTGAGTCAGCACTTAAAGCTGGTAGTGGAGCATTAATTCTTCCTAGTCGCACATTGGCTCGTTCTTTTGCTGGTAAAGCAATGGACAAAATTATTCAAAAGGCTGGCGACACAAACATTGCAGAAGAGCGCAACCTTCTTCTTCCAAAGTCTGCACCAGTTCTTGATGAAGCTGGTAAGCCAGTTATGCTTACAGATTCTGAAGGCAATCAATATCAAAAGACGCAGATCCTTGGCGGCGGTCTTTATACAAAAACAGATGGACAATCAAACGCTTGGAACGCTTTAGCGAATAAGATTCGTACATTTACTGGTTATCGCTCATTGGCAATTGATCCAAAATTGCTAGAACAATCTGGTAAAAGTTTTAAATTTAATGATATTGGCGCTGGTACAGCATTGTATAATATGGCTTATTATGCTATGCCACGTGATGTTGCTTTAGAAAAAGCATCTCAAATTATTTTTGAAGCAGATCCAAAGGTTCAACAAGACCTTTATGGTCAACTTGTTAAAGAGGTTGTAAAAGCTGCTGGCCTTCCAAATAATTCTGCAATTGTAGATCACACAATGTCTATGGCTCAGCGTGTTACTGCTGAGAACGGAAACACCTTTGGTGTTATGGGACATGACGTAAAAGGCTCTGCCCGTGGTCAAGTTGAAATGAAGCAAGATCCAGTTACTGGCAAAGCACCCGTAGATCCAGCGGCTGTTGCTTTATGGTCATGGCAACGTGGCTCAAATGCTTTTATTGATTTTAAAGAACTTCGCAGGGCCATGCGTCAAGCATCTATACACGGTGCTATGTATCAAAAAGCAGATGATGGATTTACATATTATACAGATAAGATCTTTGCACCATTAACCTTGTTCACATCTGGCTTTGGTATGCGCGTTGCTTCTTCTGAAGCATTGCATCAAGTTATTCGTTCTGGTCTTGGCGATTATATTCAAAATAAAGTTGCTATGGCTGCTGCCAAGCATAACTACATCAGAAATATGTCACCAGATTTAATTGGTAAATTTGCAGATCAAGCGGCTATGGCTCTTACTTCAGAAGACCATGATGCGCTTGTTAGCAAGTCATTAGTTACAGATAATGCTGTTACTAGAATGATCGCTCAAAAAGCAGAAACTTATGCTGCGCTTGATAAAGCTGGCAAGATTGATGCTTTAAAGAACGATATTGGCGCTCTTCAAAATCGTGTCCGACCAATTGGTTTTGTTGCTTCAAAGATTGCACCATATGTTGCAGCAGAAAAGTTAGATGTTATTACTCGTTGGCAACAACTTATGGGCGGACAAACCCTTCCAGCAGGTATTGCTTCTGATCATTTTGCTCACTATAATATCAACGCTCCTGAGCGTGTAGATAAGTTAGTTCAAACACATGGTCGTGGTGGCACCCCTGGTGCTGACATTACAAGCCTTACTGGAACAGATGAGCATTACCATATGTTCTGGGCGCTTAATCTTTCAAAGATGCGCAATGAGCAAATGGCTAAAGACATTTACAATGATTACTTTAAACTAAAACAAACTGATCCAAATTGGGCTAATTACACCAATGATCAGAAGTGGGCTAGGGTCCAAGACCTTCATCAAGCTCGTCTTGAAGATGTTAAACAGTATGCAGATCTTCGCCCTACAATGGTGGGTCTTCGTGATGGTGAGCCTGCTTCTATGGCAGACGAGCAAGTTAACTCTTTGCGTGGTCTTGTAGAAGCTCGTAGTGGCGTAGTCCATGAAAACCTTATGCAGAATGTAATCAAAGGCAAGCAAACCCTTGAATCTGAAGTT